GAATATCAAGCTGGAGCACTCAAAGAAGCCAAGCGTAAACCTACCCATAAACTCCAATATTCTATTCGGTCAATCGAATGTTGATATAAGTATGAGATGATGAGAATTTTATTTTATACAGTGATACTTGTAGTAGTTGTGGCTATTGCATACAGTGCACCTTCTGCACATGCAGTGTGTGTGCAGTACGACATTACAGCCACATGGGATGAAACACAGCAAGAACATGTTTTTGACTACACCTGTGAGGAGTATCACAATGGCTAATGTGTTCGTGTTCGGTTCAAATCTCGCCGGTAGACATGGTGCAGGTGCTGCAAAATACGCAGCAGAAAACTACGGCGCCGTATATGGAAGTGGTCTAGGCAGAACCGGCGATGCATATGCAATCGCAACGAAAGGTGTTCAGCTCAAAGTACTACCTCTGGATCTCATTCACCAGTACATCGCTGAGTTTGTAGAATACGCAACTGAACACACTGAGGACACGTTTTTGCTAACACCCATTGGAACTGGGCTGGCGGGTTATAGTAAAACACAAATCTTTGATTTGATTCGTGAGTGTGCACCACTTCCCAGCAATATAGTTTTCACAAAGGAATGGTTTGATCTATGAAAAAACAAGCATATGAAAAAGTTTTTGTTGACTGGGTCTGGTATCTTACTCCTGTTGAAGTGCTGCCTCAGTGCAAACGTGTCAAACAACATGGTAAGACCACTGAATACCAGAAAGTGCGTTTGAAGATCTTCGGATTTATACCTTACACACGATGGGTAAAAAAAACTAACATTGTGTGGTACGATGAAGAGTCGGTGGAATACTACGAATGTGATTGTGGACCCGGTGAACAGCAATGAAATATCGAATCTATCTTGAAGATGAATACGAGGACGATCTCGAACCTGACCGTGAGATTGAATGTGAACCTGACTGGTTAGACATTGAACTCAAAGACTATTGCGAATATCTATACAATGAGCGTGACGGTTGGGAATGGATGAAAAACAGTGACGAACGCATCTTGGCCATCGACGAATCGGGAAACAAGTTGTACTATCATTTTGAAGTAGACTTCAAACCTGTTTTTTACATCAGCGAAAGCAAGGACTGACAATGAAACTATATAGATATTTTGAAGATTATGGTAGAATGGGTCAAATTGAAGGCTTATTGTTTCTCACCGATGAACAAGTTGAGAAATATAAAAAATATACTGAAAATTTTTATTGGGACGAACTGTTGGGGAAACACAGTGAAGGGTACTTCAATTTTTCTGAAGATACGCTAACTGTAATCGAATTGCCAAATGATGCGGTTGATGCATTGTACAAAGCAACTGGTGCAGTAGTATCTGGTCCTTTTGATTTGGAATACTTCGACGAATGTGTTGAAGAAGCCGGTGAACATCAATGACTGAGTGGAAGCCAAGAAACAAATATGAAGTGGCACCGGGTCTGTTCATCGGCTCAGAGATCGGTGACATTGATCGTGAGATGAAAGTTTTGTTAGGGAAACTGCTCGATGGTGATGACAGTGTGATGCCCGAGATCAATCGGCTCAGTGATCGCCGTATGGAACTGATGAAGCCTGCACGATACAGGCGACCAGACGGCACAATCGCTGAAGAACTGCGCCGCAGCGACGAGAGAGTTGTGCAGTCAGTGCAGCGTATCACTCAGCTGCATCAAGAAAAACGCTGTTACGAGGAACAAGCTCGTAACACACCCGTGGGTAGACTGATCGAGAAGTTCAAAAAGATGATGGGTATCCGTTGATGTCGCCCCGCTCTTATCGGAGATTTATGATCACCTCGTCGATTATCATTTTCGGAGGATTGTTTCTTGCTTTGATTCTTGGGCTTTACAATATTGCTAAACTAATGGAGTTACTATGATTACTATATCATCAATGACCGAGATTGAAAGGTGGTATATCAATAACGACTGGGATGTTGTAAAATATAATTTAGATCCTCCTCAACCTCGAATGCAATCAAACTTGAATAAATTACTTGGGCCGCAGACGAGCGTGTTTCAAATTGAAAGACGGGGCAATAATGTTAAGTCTTGCAAGTCGTGGAAGAACAGATATAATGAATAAAACAAACACGTTGATTTATAAGCTTTACGATATCGCTAAACTAATGGGGCTGTTATGAAAACAAATTGTATTGTATGCAACACCGAAGTAGAAAACTGGGACGAAGCGTATCCAGACAACGAGTCTCAGATTCATCCAATTGGCGGAACAGTATTTCGCACCTACGGGCATTATGGATCAACTGTATTTGATCCTATGGACGGATCGTATCTCCTGATTGTGGTTTGCGATGAATGTCTGAAAACTCGCATGACGAGCACATACCCAGGTGTTGATAAACCAAGCGTTGAACGATCCAAGCACAGTCTGATAGAGTCACCATTTGACACTGAATCAGGAGATGTATGATGACTGCATCGGCGGTTGACATCTTCGTTTTGTGATGTTAGTGTAGTGCAAGAACAAAGGAGAACACCATGCGGTGGATTTTGTTTTTGGATGACATACGATTTCCCGTTGATGCTAAAATAGCATTCAGCAAGAAAGATCTAGTGATCATTGCTCGCTCAATGGATGACGCTGTTTGGTATATCCATCGCTACGGTATCCCCTACCAAATTCACTTCGACCACGACCTTGCGGATGCTCACTACATCATCGGCGATGGTGAAAAAACTGGCTACACCTTTGCTCGCTGGTTCTGTGATTATGTGATGGACAATGCTCTCGACATCCCAGAAGGCTTCAGCTATCATGTGCATAGCATGAACCCGGTGGGTGCGGAGAATATTCTCCGCTACATGGAAAACTTTTTGAAGGAATACATCAATGCCTAATATCGCAATCTCAACACTGACGATTGCTGTTGTCCTATTGATTTGGGCAGTGATTGAAGTTCAGCATCAGCGAGACATTTACAAATATCTCTATTGTGTAGAAGTGTTGCGAGACAATCCCAACCATCCTGTATGCGGAGAAGAATGATGAAATACCGTTTTAGAGACTTTGTTTACGAAAAGCCTTATGCTCCGTATTATGACAGTTATCGCGGACACAAGTTCGCAATAGATCATTATTCGGCAGAAGATGAAACACAACAGCATGTATGGTTGACATGTGTGACAGATCCCAGTATCCTGGTCCGGGGATATGTAGAACTACACCAACTGGAGCCTGTACAATGACTGATCCTTTTGTAATATGCGAATGTGAACCAAGATACACCATCGAACCACACGGTGATGGTTATGCACTATATTATGCTCGTTGCAGACATGAGCACGGTTACAATCTTGCATACATCACCGAACCAGCATTCAACTGCGATTTAGCGCATATCGAAAAGCTAATCAATCTTGGCGATGCTGAATATCAAAAGAATCCCGACGGAGGATATATAGCAGATTGAAACATCGATATCTTTGTGATGCTTCATTTGTTTTAGAACAATCTGAGCTTGCAATGGCAGGCGACGATGCTATTACGCTATATGCATACAATAGATCAAAAAAGTGCCCTTGGAAATATGGTTTTGATTTCCACAGAGAAACAACTTACAAGATTGCACATGAGTGCGCCGAAGGACTGATATGGTGCTAATTTTTAGAAAGATTACATACAATGACTAAACCATTATAGGAAAAAACAATGTCTGATGAGAACACACCCAACTTGAAAAAGCGAGTTTTCGAGCATTTGCAAGCGGAAATTTCTGAGATGGAACTGTTGCTTGAACGAGCAGTTCGCTTCCAAGTAGGCGAAGATGTGTATGTTGAAAAGCGTGGTGAGGATGCGTGGTGTGTAAGTGTGTTTGGAGGCACAGTTCTCGACCGTGATCTACAACGACACTGTGAACCTATGCCCAGCAACAGAACCGACGAGTTTGTTACTGCTACTCGTTTCTCACTCTCAGAAGCAATGTCAATCGCAGATAGGTATGTAGCACAATGACCAAATTTGAAGATTATTTCTACCACACAGAAACCTCTAATAGAGGAACATACTTTTATTGGAGCAAGGACTGACAAGGTCTTGACTACAGGACATTTACATGTTAGTGTAGACTGTAAACAAGGAGTCTAGCATGAGAAAACTCGCCACTATCCGTCGTATTGCTGACATTCAGCCTATTGAAGGTGCAGACGCTATCGAGGTAGCAACCGTTGATGGTTGGAAAATAGTAATCAAAAAAGGTGAATTTGCTGTAGGTGAACTTGCCGTCTATCTTGAGATTGACAGCTGGGTTCCGCATGAACTTGCTCCTTTCTTGAGCAAAGGTTCTGAGCCTCGCGAATACAATGGAGTGAAAGGCGAGCGTCTGCGCACTGTGAAATTGCGCGGGCAAGTTAGCCAGGGATTGCTGCTAAAACTGGAAACTGTACCAGAGAAGGCAATCAGTAATGCTGTTTCTTTTCTCGAAGATGGTCGCATTCGTCACAAAGTAGTCAACTTAGGCGAGGATGTTACTGATCTTCTCAATGTACAGAAGTGGGAACCGCCTATTGCTCCACAACTTGCTGGACAGGTGCGTGGTGTGTTTCCAACTAGCCTCATTCCTAAAACCGATCAAGAGCGTATTCAGAACTGCTTCGAAGAAATCGTTGCCAAGGGCGATGTCACTTATGAAGTGACTCTCAAACTGGATGGCACCAGCTGCACTATCTTCCGTTGGGAAGATGAACTTCGTGTTTGCAGCCGTAACCTTGAACTCAAAGTCAATGAAGAGAACAAAGACAACACTCTTGTTGCTATGGCTCTAAAGATTGCGGACCGGATTCCCAATGGTTTTGCCTTTCAGGGAGAATTGATGGGGCCAGGCATTCAAGGAAATCGCGAAGGATTCACTGAGCACAAGTTCTTCGTGTTTGACATCTTCGACATTCAAGAACACGCTTACCTGCGCCCCCATGCTCGTCAATTGGAATGCAAACATCGTGGCCTTGACCATGTTTCTGTTTTCGATAATGCGGGCCGGGCACCTGAGTCGGTTGATGCCGGGCTTGCTCTTGCAGAAGGTCCGAGTATCAACCACAAGATCCGTGAAGGCCTTGTTTGGAAGTGTAACGAAGATCCCGGCTTCAGTTTCAAAACTATCTCTAACAAGTTTCTCTTGAAGGGAGGCAACTGATATGACCCACGAACCTTTGGAATTGCACTCAGACTTGGATGAGTCTTTGGTTGAGTTTTGGCACGGTGGCGAGACTCGACCTTTTGCAACAGTATACGCAGATGAATTACAAGTTTATGAAGAATTTGTAGAAGTTTACAGCAGAGACTATGATGTTCCTATTCTCATAGTTCGTGAATATGCTTATTGCAGGTGGTGAAATGAATGTAGCTAATCAACACAATCTCGTTCGTTGTGGCAGTTGCGATGCACTATACGACAAAACGGCAAAATGGGTTCGTGGTTATAGTCACGGCACCAGTAGTGAGTTTACAGTAACTGGCGCAGTAAAGGAAAACTCGTGCCCGGTGTGCGGCAAGGAAAGAGCATGAACATTACTATACATTTATTTTCACAGAGTAAACCAATTGAATATAAAGATGTAGCTAACGCCTACACAAAGGATGGTATGTATTGTGTTTACAAAGGCGAAGAAGTAACAAAATACCCCATGTGCAATATCTTCCGCGTTAAGGAAAATTATCAATGACTGAAATCTATGTAATCAAAAGCACTTACGAGAAAAATGCCAATGATGGTATTGAATACTTCACCAACAAGCAAGCATTAGCAGATGCAGTCCATGAGGCTGAAAGTTGCGGAGCGAGAGTTCAAGTATTCAAATGCGTTCCAATCAAACACGAAGTTTACACCGAACGAGTGGGCATTGAACTTTACGGAGAAGAGTAAATGAACTGGGATGAGTACATCGAACAACATCGATATGATTATGACTGGGAAAACGATGATACATTTGGTATTGCTCGCCAAGCATATGTTGCTGGTTTAGAAAATGCTTTGTCGGTGTTGCTTCGCAGTGAAGACGGCGATTATGATTTTCATATTTTTCAGTTGAAGAAACTGATTGAGGAAAGCAAATGAGCCACGACAGGGGATGTGCGTGTGGCAGAGAACCATATGAGTACGGTGATTGCGATGACACCGACTGCAATAAAAAGGAGAGAACCGTGAAACCAGCAGGATACAGCAAAGGCGAGCCTTTGGCAGGTGCGCAAACAGTAGAACCGATGCGTTATGTGTGGGTTCATTACTCCAATCAAGCACAAAACGAAACCTATACGGTTCATTTGATTGACGATCCCGTAGAGGTGTGGAATGGAAGTGGTTTTGACAGAGAGCGAGATCGCATCTATCGACTGGGCGAAGAAGTAGAAGTGAAGGTCACAGTACAACCGAAGAACCCTACATATCGTGATATATTCTCAGGAGGTATCGCTCGATCATGAACGATCATTCATTTGTTCCTGTTGGCGACTTCGACTATGAATGTGAGTTTTGTGGAATTGATGCCTATTACGATCTAGATGGTAAAACCGGGCAGTATCCTTCTTGTACTTATTCAAAACTAACCACTATTCCTCGAGTAACTCGAAAACAGCAACCCACTTCATGGTTGGGGAAACTGATCAATGCAATCAAATAGACCATGGCGTGTATGGTGGGACTTTCGCTGGGAAGGCGATCACATCACTCATGTAGTTGTACAAACTGACCATCCACAGTACACCCACGTGGATTATATCTATTGTTTTCCAATAAAAGAGTGTGCAGATGAGTTCGGATATGTTGACACGTGGGTAGAAACGTGGTATAATAAGTTTGAGGACGATGTTATCAGTGGTAGGCACAGCATACACAAGATTATGAAAGCAATGGGACACAGCAAAGGATAATTCAATGAATATAGTGAATCTTAAAAAAGATCAAAATGATCAGTCTAGTGTAAAAATAGTAAGTATTCCGCACTATCAAACAACTGATGGAAGGAACTTCCGAAATAAAACTGAAGCAGAGGCACATCAAAGGTTGCTGAACAAAGCAGATGAATTAACTAGACAGAACTTGGGTTCTGTCTACGGCACTACTCCACGTGGTTGGGGAACTGAATTTGTTAATGCAAGTTACGGAACCTTGCATGAATACACAGTTAGAATTTTAGAAGAATTAAAACAAAACAATCGTTATTTTCCTTAGGGAGTTGTAATATGGGTGTAAATGTAAACGTATACAGTATCTGGGGTGTTCGCACCGAGTGGAACACATCATTCAATGATGCTTACAATGAACTGTATGACAAAAATATTGAACAGTATGGTTGGAACAAAGAACCCGCAGACGCACAAGTGGAGGTTCTCATGGACGGCATGGGCTGCGAGTATATGGTGTTCGGGGTACAGCTATACGATAGCGGCGATGCTCGTTGGGGAGAAATGACCAACTCAAACGAAGTTGACATTGACCAAACCATCCTTGATGGTATGCGAGAACAGTATATGACAAAGTTTCGACGACTGTATCCGGATCATTACGAATGGCTCAACTCGAAGCCATGGCGTCTGGTAAACTTGGTTCATTTTTCATGACACGTTTTATCGAGTACCATGAGATAGAATCACCCACAGGCTATGAATACTATTACATGCCCGTTGACAGAGAAGCCAGATACAGGAAAAACCTCGACAACCGCAGCGTTCGCATATGGAAGTTCGAAATCGGCACTGATCGAATTCGAACCGTGATGGATCGCAGCACCTGCGCCGCTGAGATTGATCGTGCGGAGTTTTTCAAAATACAGTTGATGGCCAAGCCTGTGCCCTTTGAAGATTATTACCTTCAACTACAAGAGATGAAACGATATCGTGAACAACATACAGCCTCGAAATCCAATACTGAGGATCAAGTATAGATTCCTCGAGTGGCAGTGGGACAGAGTCCTACGCCGCAATGGATACACAGACTGGAAGAATTACTTTCGGGCCACCGATCCAGATTATGATCCTGCTGGTCGTACTGTTCGAGATCAGCTATGTGGATATCCCTATGTAGCACCAGTACCGTTTTGTCATTTGGAAACAGTGTTCGAACCTTTTTGGGGTCCTGTTGAACGCTGTAACCATATAGTAGAATGGTGCGAGCAGAACTGTAGTCATAGGTTTAGACACCATTGGGAGCGTGTGATACAGGATCATCAGGGACAGTATTTGCCCAATGGCATAGTCGGCACCGACAAATTGTTCTTTGGGTTCAAAGACGAACGAGATTATTTGATGTTTACACTGAGGTGGGGCTAATGTTTGATTCCCTGTTCAAAGCCAATTTTCCAAATAACCTGTTGTATGCACATCAGTTCCGCGACGCCGGTTACTGTGAAGTTGTTGTTGGTGCACACGGATTGACACGGTGGCATGAATTGCACAAATGGTGTCGGCGACACTTTGACAAAAATTATACCTGGTGCGGCCACAGTTTTTTCTTTGTTCATGAAAAAGATGCTGTATTTTTTGCGCTGAAGTGGTCATGAAATATCTTATCCCATCACAATATTACTCAGACAATCCTCCAATAGTCCGGGCGTGGCGAGATCACTTTCGCAAAGGCGCCGTATATTATGGTTTTCGTGAATGGCTGATACTTGAATCAGGATCAGATAACGTCAGTGGAAATTTCGAAGACGGGTGGGTCATTGAATTTGAGGATGAAGCAAAATACACTTGGTTCGTGTTGAGGTGGGGATGACCTACAGAGTTGAAATACGAGACTGTCTCGAGCAGTATCATCGTGCTCACGAAGCAATACTTGAGAGTTTGGGTGGTGCCCAACATCTCGCCGAGACCACAACACTGGACCCAAAAAACACCGACGCAATCAACGTTTGGGATTTGATCAGCGAAGCCTGGCAGATACAACACCATGCGCAGCCTGTGTCAGCTAAAAGTCAGTGGAAGTATCTTGACTTTGACAGCGAAGCGCAGTACACTTTATTTCTACTACGCTGGAGTTAGCATGCAAAAAATTTGGCGATTGCGAGATACCATATCAGATAGACAAATACATCAGCTCTATTCTGCTGGCATTGATTTTAACATAGAATCTGATATTGAACGAATAGAAATGAATATACGCGGAAATTTTCAAATTCTCAAATCAAACGAAATAACCCTCACTACCGTAGATGAAAAACAAGAAACATTGTTGTTTTTGATGTTTGATGTAAACCGATTAGAGCATACTGGAACAGTTTATGACGAAAATCATGCATGGATACGATCCTATTAAAAGTCTAGCACAGGCATTGAGAGAACGTGCAGAATTTCTCGGAGCCGGAACGAGCAGCGATCTAGAATATAGACGGGGAGATACTGCTAATGTAATAGCAAGTCTGTTAGAAACGGCCGACGTGATTGACTCGTGGAGTGGTGAGTATTTGAGCAAAGAATTGACCTATGAAGAGAACCAATACAGGCGTTGGATTAAATCTCCCTCCGAGCCACCCATGACCCGAGAAGAACGAATAGCAGCCGTGAAAAAGATTGACACCTTTAGAGAATAGTGCTAATCTCAAGCATCTGAAAAGGCTATAGATATGAAAACCTATCAAAAAATAGAAGAAGTACTGAGAGAAAATTTTGAAGATCTTGAAGTGTCATTGATAAAGAAAGAACAGGATCTTTGGCATAAATTAGCGGCCCAGACATACCAAGAAGGAGTCAAAGGGAGAAATCAAATGAAATACAAAAAACACTACATCATGAGAGAAAGTGACATCAAGAAGCTACCTGCTGGTGTAAAACAAACCTATGATGTTTCTTTCAAGCCTCTCACCCGTGACTACTTCGAACGGCGTACTACTTGGTTCTATCTCAAAGGCAAGAAGTATCTTGGAGATCAGTATGCCATGCATGAATATCCAAAAGACATGCTGCGACGCATTACCAACATTCCTTTGTTTAACAAAGATTATCTCAATTGGTTAATCAAATACAATGAAAATGATGAGTTAGTGATTCGTGCGGGTTTGAGACGGCCCGAGAGTCGATTGGGACTCGGAGTATTCAAGGAGAAAAAATGACCGAGCATGAGCGACTTTTTTCTGTAACCAAGCGTTTGCCCACTGACTACACCGATTATGGCGGTGATGTCGAACGTTGGGCAGATGACGACGATTATCCCGACTGTAGCATGGGCTGCAAGTGGTTTGTGCCACTGGAAGGTGTGCTGGGTGCCGATTGGGGTGTGTGCAGTAAACCGGGTGCTCCGAGAGCAGGATTGCTCACCTTTGAGCATCAAACGGGGCGTGGATGTTTTGAATACGGTGAAGAAGAGATTTTCACCGAAGATTATATTCAAGAAATGATAAACGATTGGAAATGGGACAATAACTAATGCCAGACACTCCAACAGAAGAAATTGATCTGATTTGTCAAGAAATACTGGACAACTGTAAAGGACACCCTCACGCCAAAATTGCATGGCCGCACCGAATTCTTCACAAGGCCGTGGCGCTGATTCGTGCTCTTGCTGCAGAGTGTAAAGAGCAAAAAGCAGAAACAGCGCGGTTGCGCGAGGCGCTTTTTTTCTACGCTCTTGCATATGAAGACAGAGGAAAATGTGCCCGTGCCACTCTACAGCATCAACCAATCACCGAGGCAGAGAATCCTCCGGAAATGGATCTGAGAAACGAAACCAAGCGTTTAGAGGGAGAGGGATGAAACTCTACAGCGATAACACTTTTTTGTGGATTGTAGTTGTTCTTGTGATGTTATACAGTTGTGATACTAGAACCATTCTCGAAGAACGAACACAGCCTGTGCAAACAACGGAGACAAGTGATGACAATTAACGAACAGAAACAAAAAGACCACGGGCATAGGTTCGCAGTCTATAGCCCAACGGGTATGCATATTGGTCTTTGGGAAGACGGTCACGTTGCTGAAACTGCGCGGGCGGAAAGTCCCGGAAGTACAGTTGAAGAACTGGTAACGCTTGATCTACACACCTCCGCCATTGCGGAACTGGTGGAGGGGTTGCGGCGACTTGTAAAACAGAACGAAGATTGGAACGAAGCCGTAATAAGGGTGGTGGGACGCCCACCAAACTGGACTGACGAGTATTTATTAGACGCTCGTGCCCTCATCGCCAAATACGGAGACAAGACATGACCACACGATTGATTGGTGACATTCACGGCAAGTTTGACCGGTATCGTGAAATTGCTGATGTTGACTACCTAACAGTTCAGGTGGGAGACTTCGGCGTAGGCTTCGGAGGGCAATACTGGCACGACACAGTCAACGAATTTCACAGCTCGGGACAACATCGTTTCATCAGGGGAAACCACGATGAACCTCACCGATGTCGCACAGAGATGACGGGTTACATCGCTGATGGCACAGTGGAAAATGATGTGATGTACATCGGTGGTGCTTGGAGCATTGACCACAAACATCGTATCCCTGGCGTTGACTGGTGGGAAGACGAAGAACTCAGCTACAGTGAACTGGAGACGCTGATCGACGTTTACGCTGCTGCACGCCCACGTGTGATGATCACACACGACTGTCCAACCACAGTTGCATATCACATGTTCATTCGTGGAGGTAAGTCTCTGGGCGGAAATGTTCAAATTCTTACACGCACAGGTGAAGCATTTCAGACGATGTTTGAAATTCATCAGCCGGAGGTTTGGGTATTTGGTCACTGGCACGTTAGCAAACGCCAAGAGATCAACAGCACTGAATTCATCTGTCTGGGTGAGTTGGACTATATCGATCTTGAGATTTAGATTGACACGCAGGCACGATGAAAGTAAATTGTTTATGTAGATTCACAAACTCATGGAGGTTCTTGTGCCTGCGATCAAAGCTTATAAATACCAAGGCAAAATCATTCCTTTAGAAAAAGCTAAAATTGGCCGGGCATATCTCTGTCCTTGGACCGACGAGCTCTACAGCACCAAATCTGCCTATGTCAAGCATCTCAAAACCTTGCGTACTACTCGTATGCATCGAAGGGCACGACAAAATCGCTGGCAGCGTCTTGGCGAAGATCTGTGGAATCAAACCAGTTTTGAAAAGATTGTTCGGTGGGTAGAACTTCATCCTGAATGGTTTCTTGACAATGCTCGACGTCGTGGATTTTCCAGTGATACAAAACACTACGACAGAATTCGTGACGCTTTCACAGTCAAGATCACATATCTCGATCTATGGTGGGGCGACAGTGTGAGCAACAGTCATGATTGTCCGCACAACGGTGTTACCAACTGGGCCGGCAGAGATCAAAATGCTCCTTGTGGTTATCCTGGCTGGGACGGAAAAATTGAATACCAAATCAGTCATGAACTGCCCTGTTTTGGCTCTGATATCATGGAAGGTACTCGTATTCACACTGGCACAGGCGGCGGCATATATAACAACCGATATGGCTTTTCGGTCAAGTTTTTTGCAGATGACTGGCCCGGACTAGACAAGCGCCGAGCCTGGAACATACTCAAAGGCACAAATATGAATCGAGTGCGATATGGCAAAGCAAGGTATTTTCGTTGATCAAGCTGCAAGGTAAACTTCCTAGAAAGATTTGGCTTGCTTGTTCGGGCGGGGTAGATTCTATGGCAGCATTGGATTTTCTCCGTCGTAACCACCAAGTACATGTATTGCATTTTGATCACGGAACAGCCCACGGCGAGCAGGCCCGAGCATTTATGGAACGCTACTGCACTGAGAACCAGATTCCGCTTACCGTCGGTGAAACGCATGGTACTATTCCGCCAGGACCTAGCAGAGAAGAATGGTGGCGTGAGCAGCGTTATGAATTTTTAGACAGATTTCTTGGTGCGCCGGTTGTTACCTGTCATCACTTGGATGATTGTGTAGAAACTTGGGTATGGAGCAGTTTGCACGGCACAGGCAAATGGATTCCCTATCGTCGCAATCATGTGATTCGTCCGTTTCGCCTCACCCGTAAGAGAGATTTGGAAATGTGGTGTCGTTTGCATAACGTACCGTGGATAGAGGATGACAGCAACGAAGATATACACTATACTCGTAACTACATTAGACATGAGATGATGCCTCACGTACTGAAAGTAAATCCTGGTATTCACAAGACTATTGCAAAGAAAGTAAAAGATGATGATGCTGAGTTCTAAACAAATTCGTCAGCTTAACGAACTGCTTGATTGTTATCCTGAAGCAGATACTGTAGGAATACAAAGTCGTGGAAACGGCTCAGGCATCGGCAGCGACGACATTGCTGTGTTTTACGATCGAGGAAATCTTTTTCGAAAGATTGCTCCTAAGGTGTTGGGCGAAGAAGATATTACAGATGTGAGTCTATGGTAATGGAACAAGAATATTCTAAGCATGAATTCTACCACAACTGGGATCTGCGCAACAAATATCTTGCACAGACTTTAGAACACTATGTTATGCGAGGATTTGAACCTGGAGGATTCGTTACATCTATGCTAGCAAATGATTTGTTCGGTGCTGTTGCTAAAGCAGATCATTGGAACAAGCCTGCTATTGCACAAATTGCGCAAGAAATTGAAAAAAATGTACCGACTACAGCATACGGCAGCTACGAAGCAGTTCAAGCATGGGTCAACGATGAAGACGAACGTCGCAGCAGGTATGTAACTTGGAAGATGTTGCAGGGACCTGCAACAACAGCGCACGACGATGACGAAGACGAAACCCCTTACTCAGTTTTTGAAAGTAATCAATATGGCAAATGAAACTTACACTCTGCTAGACGCTATGCGTGAAGAGATTGACACGCTGAAAGAACTTGAGTCAATATATAAAAAGGATAGGAACATACTCGTCGGCGTTGTTGCATCTCAACGTCGAAGTTTACAGCGTGTCGTAAACCGTTTTGAAAAAGGTCGAGAATACTACTGGGGAGTCAATAAAGAAGGTGAACCCCAGCTACAGTATCGCCAAGGAACCCGACACTTAGAACGTGAATATCCTAGTGTAGCACGAGCAAAGCGCAATCTTGACACTGTAGTTGATTTAACGAAAGGAAAAGACGATGTTTAGTTGGATTAACCGCAATCTTATCCACATACACGAATATCGTCGTCGCCTTGACAAATATCGTAATTTTGAAAATTTAAAGGAGACTGGAAAATGAAGTATGTGATTGAACCTGCACAATGGCGCACACTGTATGGTAAATATTGGGTAGAACGAGAGTTTGGCATTCTTCTGCTTTTTAAACCTACTATGTTCACTCTAGGTGTAGAGTTCTGGAAAGGTGGATGCATGTTCTTTCTAGGTCCACTGGCTTTTGGTCTAGGTACTGTAGATGTTTTAGACATTGAGTAAAGGAATACATTATGAACTATCGCATTGTTGAAGAAAGAACCAGATACGATCTGCAGGATGCAGTCAAAAAACTCATCGAACTTGGTTGGGTTCCTCAAGGTGGTGTTGTGTTTGCTCCTCACAGCGGATGGAAAGAAACATGGGCTCAAGCAATGGTGAAAAACGATGAGTAAATCAGGAGCACTTGCGGTTTTATCACTATATGCCGGGTTCACTCTGGGCATCGGTGTTGTGCTAGGTGACGGTTGGGTAATCGCAACGGGAGTTTTGCTCTCTGTAGGCTCAGTTTTTTATTATCACCGTTTTGTAAAACCCGAGGAGAAAGATAATGAGCTATAAAACCATAGACACCTATGTGGAAGTCGAAGTCGACCTCAGTGAGTGGAGCGACCAAGAACTCCTTGAAGAACTGCGCAGCAGAAAAGCAGAGATCAGCAACGAAGGTACACTTCAACGAGAAGACTGGCAGTTTCTTCTAGAAATGCTTGACAATCTGCCCGGTGACATATATACTCGAAGTGTTAGAGAAAAAGTGTTTGCCGCCAGAAACAACAGTCTCACTTTTTAAAGATTTAACAAAATGAAGAGCAAACAAAATAAGAATAAAGCAAAACTTTATAAAAGGTGGAAACGTTATCTCAGCGACAGTAGACTTTCCGAAGAAGAATTAGTACGCAGAGCAAAAAGTTTTACAAAAAAAGGAATGCAGCCAAATGACTAAAATCAGTTTTGATGATGCACTAGAAGATACAGATTATGGATTGATTGTCTGTGGCAAAACAGGGAAACTCAAAGGTATTTGGGTGCCGGAAGACAACCAAAACACAGAAATACCCGATAGCATTGTAGAACTTTGTGTTCATTTTTTCGGTATCAATCCAGATATAGATAACGATGATACAATATAAACTAGGAGATAGAAATGGACGAAGAAGAAAGAGTTAATACTATACATCAAATTGCTGCCCTAGCAAAAGAAGCAAAAATGATAGAGCCCATTGACTGGAGTCAACTTACTCTCACAGAAGATGAAGCTTATCTAATGATGGCTTCTAATGTTATTGAACAGTTAGAAACAGTGCCTGAAGAACAACGTGGCATTGTTAGCATGAGTACGATGGCCAAGCTGCTGGTTGAAAATTTTGTACTTAACATCAAACTCAATGGCTTGCGCGGCAGCAAAAACTCCGGCGAAGTTTAACTTTTGAACCGAATCACACAAAAAGGAAAATAAATGTCTTTAGTACCAATCGTAGTTGAAAAAACAAGCATAGGAGAACGATCCTATGACATATTTTCGAGACTGCTTCAAGACCGTATTGTTATGATGCAAGGAGAAGTTGAAGATGGTATGGCCAATCTAATCATTGCTCAGATGTTGTTTTTGGAATCAGACAATTCTGAAAAAGATATCAACCTCTATATCAACTCACCAGGAGGATCAGTAACAGCAGGATTGGCAATCTACGACACTATGCAGTTTATCAAACCTGATGTAAAAACCATCGTGATGGGCCAGGCTGCTAGCATGGGCAGTTTTCTTGCACAGGCAGGGGCCAAAGGCAAGAGATTCGTACTACCCGAAAGCCGCACAATGATTCATCGTGTTAGTTCAGGTACACCGGGCACACGTGGTTCAGTGCATGTGCAAGAACTTGAATTCGAAGATGCGCGTCGTTATTTTGAGGAATCAAAACGGCTTAATCAAAGGCTTACAGAATTGTACGTAAGGCACAACACCGCAGGCAAGACCTACGAAGAACTGTTCGAAACCATGAAGTTTGATACATTTTTAACGGCAGAGGAGGCAGTAGAGAATGGATTCGCAGACCGAGTCATCACAAGTCGCTGATACAGTTGCAGCACTCAAGGGAATACCCACACAGCAAGAACTGATTGAATCTTTATCCAAAGGTGTATTCGAAGTAACTTTTGATAAACTGAACGGTGATGAACGCACAATGATCTGTACACTTGATCGAAACTATATGCCCGAAGCTAGCCGAGAAGATCCGCTCAGTCAAACAAAGATCAGAAATCTCGAAGAGAAGGTGATAGTTGTTTGGGACACGGATGCAAGAGGATGGCGTAGTTTTCGTTATAATCGTGTTAAAAGTGTAAATAGACTATTTGGTTTTGTTGGGGGCGGTAATGGTTAAAAGACTGATTGATCCTGAGAATGCAATTCATCCATTGAGAAATTCTATGACAGACGACGACTGGGTTAGGCTAGATAGAATTTTCTTAGAAAAAAGCGATGAGGACATCACCGAAGAAGAAATACAAGCCTACACAGATTATCTATACGATGAAATTGCAGTTAGAAAACAAACTCACTATGGTATTACAACTTTACAATAGGAACGCATATGGCCAAAACCAGTACAGAGTATGCAGAACTAATGGGGTTGTATATAGCTGTTTCTAACCTCAAGTCTAAACCCAAGCCCGATACACAAGCTGTGATAAGTTGGATGGAAGATCGCATCAAAATTCTTGAACAAAAATGAAGTGTCTTATACGTCAGTGATCACCGGTGTTCCATTTTTTCTAACCATAACATTACCGGGGTGAATATCTACATATCCACTGGTCATGTGATCGATATCAGAAACCAATTCAACCAATTGAGGGGAGGATTTTTCCATTTTTTGTACAAAACGAGTTGAATCTGAAGAATTAATTCTAATCGTATTAAACAATGCAACAATATTTTGATAGGTTTTTAGATGCTTGGGATTATCTAAATTTAATGGTTCAAGTTTTTCTAACTTTAACATATATGCATTTACAGATTCGTTTCCGGAAGTGCTTTGTCTTTTAGAAAAATCTAAGCGTATTAATCTTCCTATTATTTTAGGAACATGTGGATTGTTTTGATTTTGTTTTACGTAATTAAAATATCTCAAGTAACCTTCATCGTTTTTGTCAAAAAATTTATATACTACATCTGAACCAGGTTTGGCATACACCACAGCATACAGTCCAGAGCCCAACTTTAGTTTTTCATATTCAGTCTTTTCTAATTTTTTCTCTAGATCAAATAAACTGAAAGACTGCTGTGCTAATCGATATATAGGGTGAGATTTAAATCCAGTTAATTCGTTGATTTTCATGTTCAATCCTTTCATATATTTAGCAGTTTTTTTGTTGAGATGATAAATAACTTTGTAATTTTAAAAAGGAAACGAATTCAATGAGAAATTCACTCGCTTTATCCGTAATATGGACATCAGGACAGAGTAATCCCGGTGCGGATCTATTTTTGGAGGGATACGGCGGTTAGCATACACTAACATCAAAATGCAAGTAGCCCTCCAAGCACAAGCTTAGGAGGGTTTTTTAATAGGCACAGCAAAAAACACATTGACAAGGCACACACAACACAGTATAACAGTAGGGCAAAGCAAGGAACGCACATGTAGATTTCCAAGCAATGCAAAAAAACAGTTGACATAGCAACACAAGGTGCTATATTAGCTAGACAACGTAGGCAATAATGCTTACACGCTCTTTGACAATTTAGACACGGTTGTTTTGCTACAAAACTGTAGCTTCAAACAACACCTGCTTAGACTGAAGTCGATGATAGTGGGAGTAAGTAGAGGAATACATGCACCAACATGTATTCATAGTACTCTACTTACACATGCTAACGTAATAGAAGTAAACACGGTTCGAGTCCGTGGCCTGTTGGGATGCGGTGTGCTGTTCGAGTCAGCTTAACTACGTGGGTAGCAAATAGGACGACGGTCCGCTTGTAGGTGCAAATCCTACACGTTAGCAGTTGTAAGTAGAGTTTATTCCCTGCGGGCCCTCTCGGCGGGGGCGGCGGACTGTTAATCCGTTTGCGCTTGGTTCGAATCCAAGGTAGGGAGCCAAAATACATGGTACAGTGCTGGGGGTTAACGGCACTGGTGAATCGCCTAAAGCTTTCGTCTCCTTGGGTAGAGCCTAACACATTTCCAGTCTTGGTTGCTAGGATCTCTCAGTTCAAAGCTGTCCTAGTGTAAAGCTAAAGGAGAAAGTCCCTCTCCCAAGGTAGCTGGAAAGCCAATCACGGTACTGAAGATATCACACGCCCGCTTCAGCTAAGTCGCTCAACGTCGTGAGTAAGAGCCAACCACACAACTGGCACAGTGTTGCCAAACAGAATGTAGCTGTTCTAACTGCGACTTTGAGAACAGTGAAAAACCCGGTCGCGCAGGGCTGGGTCTAAATTACGGTACTGAACGCGGTGAAGTTCAGTTAAATCGCCCATAGCAGAGGACCCCATGGGTAGAGCCATTGACGAGCGGAATAACACGGCAGACCCATTGCGTGGTAACGGTGCCGCTCGTTTTCAATTATATCGGTGTAGCTCAGGGGTAGAACGGTGGTCTCCAAAACCGCGTCAGCGTGGGTTCGAATCCTACCACCGGTGCCAAAACAAATCTTACCTTTGTGGAGCGGGGGCAGGATGGTAATGCAGCGGATTGCTAATCCGTAGTACCTGAAAGGGTACACTGGGTTCGACTCCCAGTCGCTCCGCCAAAAAGAACAACGCAGGATTGGCGCAGTGGTAGCGCAACGGTTTTACACACCGTGGGTCGGGAGTTCGAATCTCTCATCCTGCACCAAAACACGGAGAGGTGGCCGAGCGGTCGAAGGCGTCAGTCTTGAAAACTGAAGAACCTTTACGGGTTCCCAGGGTTCGAATCCCTGTCTCTCTGCCAGAAAATGCGGGTAAGGTGTTTACAGATACATACTTGGCTTCCACCCAAGAGTAGACCGGAGCGTTACCGGCTACCCGCTCCAAACACGGCCCTATAGTATATGGTTTATCACGCTCGGCTGTCTACCGGGAGAACGGGGTTAGAGTCCCCGTAGGGTCGCCATTACTGTCTCAAGTGTAGCTCATTTAGTAGAGCAACGCTATCAATGATCAGCCGGATTAGCTGAGGGGATTAGCAACTGCCTTGTAAGCAGTAGACGGGGGTTCGATTCCCTCATCCGGCACCAAAACTGCTTCTGTAGCTCAGTGGAAGAGCGGTGGTCTTCGAAACCATTGGCCGGGAGTTCGAATCTCTCCAGGAGCACCAATCAACAATGCCCGGGTAGCCCAATAGGTAGGAGGCGCCAGATTTAGGTTCTGTACAGTGTGGGTTCGAATCCCTCCCCGGGTACCATATACAATACAATCCGTTGGTCCTTGGTGTAGTTGGTAACACATCTGATTTTGGTTCAGAAGAGGCCGGGTTCGAACCCTGGAGGACCAGCCAAAATTTTTATCTGTGTAGATATAAAGAAGAAGTTCAGCCGATAGTTGATGAATATATCGGCAAATGAGTACAGGGTGTAGCTTAGGTGGTAAAGCGTTGGTTTTGGGTACCAAAGACCGGAGGTTCGAGTCCTCTCTCCCTGACATTCGGGTTTGTCTCTCTAGACAGACCAATAAGGTAAGTTCCTGTGCCTAGGCTATCTGTGCCGTAAGATGCAGAGCAGGAACACAACACAGGCGAGACGGTGGGGGCTGTGTGTTGAGAGAGTTGGGGGCAGTAGTGGGCTACGGTTTTCCCTTGCACGGAAGATGTCTACGAGGGTTCGATTCCCTGGGCCTCCACCATTACACTGCTGTAAAGTTTCACTATGGGGTGCGCTGATTTAGCATAGCAAGACGTCTGTGCAGAACAGGATCTACCTCATAAATACAGTATGACAGAAGTGATTATTCTAATTATAAAAATATCGGGTATCGCAATATTTCCGGTGCTGTTGATGGTGAGTTTTTACAAAAACATCAACGTTCTAAGCACACTCACGGCTTTTATGTTCCTAGGTTTTTTAGGTATGATAGCATTGAGTTTCTCACATTAGTGCGGGCATAGTATACAAGTTATTACGACTGGTTGCCAATCAGTAGAAGGGGGAGCGTTACCCCCTGTCCGCTCCAAACATTTCTCTTGACAAAAAAAATTGTTTTGTTATTATATAAAAAACCTAGGAGATTTAAATGACAGGTTCACACCTATATGAAGAACAGTTGGTAACCAATACCTATGGACGTCAGTATTGGATTTATAAAAACGATAGTTTTTATCAACAAAGAGTAGCCAATGCCGGTCCTTATCAAAAACAAAACCTAATTGCTCTAAGAAAGTTAGTGCCAAAAGCAAGAACTATTTTAGACGTGGGTATGAATATTGGAATGAATTCCATCGAGTATGCTACTTTTGCTGACACTGTTCATGGTTTTGAACCTACTCCCCAAACATTTCAAATGGCAGAAAAGAATATTGCTTTGAACAAAGGCATGGCCGCTACTAAAAATTGGTTTGAAAAGCAGGATGCCGGAGCAAACATGACTGTTAACGGTAACATTGTTACTCACAACATAGGTCTAGGAGACACAGCCGGTTCTTTTGAAATCCTAATTAAAAAGGACAATGCTGGTCATAATCACATTGATAATATCAATATTCCTCTTAAATCTGGAAGACAAAGAGTGAGAAAAATCGAACCTGAAAAACAATTGGTAGTTGTTGAGAGACTGGATGATCAACCTTTGTCAGAAATTGATATTATCAAAGTCGACACTGAAGGATATGAATTCCCGGTAATTTTAGGTGCCGAAAATACTATCATGAGAGAGCGCCCTGTTGTGCAACTCGAAATGGTTGATGGTCAGCCCGAAAGATTCGGTTATTCATGTCAAGAAATTCTTGATTGGTTTACGTCGAGAGACTATGAAGTTTATCTCAGCGACGGGACAAATGTACAGGGCAAATGGTTTTGGGTTAAAAGAAAAATGGAAAGATTCTTTGTACCCAAAGAGCGCGACCTGCAAATGTTCGAAACCAAATAATTTTTAATTGTGGAAGAGTGCCGCCGTTGATCCGTGGCGGTCTTCCACATAGAACCACTAAGTCTTATGCTAAACCGATTGCACCGAGCAGAAATTGAAAAACTGTCTTGCTGACTGCTTTCAAACGCATAGGGGTCAAACGCACACCTTCCACCGTGTGTAGGCTAACGGATCGCCAATATGATCCGGCGTCCCTGTTGTAGTAAGTTAACTGCAATACACCCGGGTCTTTTTGAAAGGACAGATATTGTTCACTGTAGAATTTGATCACGACAACATTGAAATCACCGTTGTAGATGACGGCGGGTTTCACGAGGATTTGAAAATTGACGCCTTCGACGACATAGTGTATATTAGACAGTGGGACGATGAAACAGAAAAATTCAAAACCATTGCTGTAGGCCCACAGATGTGGGAAGAACTGATAGCAGCAATATCTAGCACGGAAGGTGCTTACACAAAGAGATAACGCCTCTGTAGCACTATGGTAGTGCAACGGCTTCTAAACCCGGATCAAGCAGGTTCAATTCCTGTCAGAGGCACCAAGTTTAGGCCTGCATCATGGATGTAAGGGGAGTTGCTAGCGGCGACCCGGCTAATACACAACAGCGTTGGATTGATCACCAACTTGGAGGTTGTGAGTGCTCGGCCTAATTTACAACATACAAAAGGAGAAATAAAATGTCATAGATCTACGATATACACACCAGATTAGAGGAATTGAGAGACGAACAAAATCAGAGAAAGCGTGAATTGCGCAGAGTGCAGAGCAGATTCGACACCATGTATGGTGTAGCACTGCTGGGTACCAAAGGCTTGTTGGAAATGAGCAGCCTGCAGAGTCAAGCACATTGGCGTGTGCCCGAGGAGATCCGAGCACATGAAATTGCTTTAGAGTTCTTGAAGGCGGGCAGATTTGATCGCATAGAACGAAAGTTTTACTGCTTGGAGCGTGCAGCGCCGCCCAACCACATCATTGTCTTGGAAAGCGATCCCAAATTGTTACCGCAGGGCATTGACCGCGCGGGCAACCTATGGGGCAAGCGCAAACAGCAATGGGCTGCTATTCGACAAGCAATGGATTTAGCAGATTGGACGGATCTAACTCATGTGAGTCATGGATGGCGTTGGAGCAGAGACGAGTATAGAAACTCAGATAATCCTTTTCTGCGTTGGGTTTACAGAACCAGCACCAACTGTGAAATTGTTGATTTCAAGAATTCTTCTACTGTAAAATCTAGTAAAAAACTAAAATGGTGTGTAGTATATGTTTGATGCTGCTATAGCTCAGTTGGTAGAGCGCGACACTAGTAATGTCGATGTCCGGGGTTCGAATCCTCGTGGCAGCACCAATGGGGGAATGATGGAATAGGTATACATACAACTCTCAAAAAGTTGGTTTTGTGGGTTCGAGTCCCACTTCCCCTACCAAAAAAGTTTGCTGAGAAGCAAAAAAGCAGTTGACAACAGCGTTTGCGATGCTATATTAGTTACATAGTTAGCAACGTTGTTGTTAACACGCTCTTTGATAATTTAGACACAGCTTTAGACGCAAGTCGATGATGAGCAAAAACTGTGTTTACACAGGCATATTGGGTAGTAGCACTGCCAAGTAACTAGGGTGGTTCCTAGTGAAACAGCAGTGCCAAACGCTTCCGACAATAGGCTGGGATGGCAATGTTGACCACTATGTCTACCAGTCCAACGATAGGGTAACAGTATGTCGTTGTAAACACAGTAAGATGGGCGGTTTAGCGTCCATATAAGGGTAAGGCAGGTAACTGTCCCAAAGCCGGGTTTCCCATAAACCGGCGCCAGCAATGGTCCATCTAAACAAGCTGGGGTTAGATTTGACTCGCTACACGGCGACGCCTGTATGCGAAAGCAAATCCCGTCCGTAGAAAGGCGGTAGGTATTAAGTTAGGAATAGTGTCCGAAAGGATAGGCACAGAGCCACTCGGTGAGTGCTAAGAGGGTTGGCGCCCAAACACTGTTCAGCCAAACTAACGAGTACTGAATACCAACCAGTAACTACAGAGTCTAAGCCTGCAAGCAAAGGCAATGTAGTATCACAAGAGTTGAAGGTGTAGGAGCCGGATACTTGAAGTGACGTTGAGTAGTCCGCAAGACGAAAGACAGGAGGAGTGTTGTATTCTGTATCTAACAAGATACGGAGCAACTGGGGCAGCACTTCTTAGTGGGTTCGCGTAGATGGCCAAACTGGTAAAGGCATCTGTTTTAGGCACAGAGGATTGTAGGTTCAAGTCCTACTCCACGCACCATAAAAAAGCGAAAGCCTGCCCCGGTGTGTTGCGAAAGATGGTTAATGCCATACTGTTCGCAGAATATGGCCCACGGAAGCTCGCAAGGCGGATGTGGTTGTTCGGAGAGAAGACGTAAACCGTTAGCGCGGTTGAACTGCTCGCAAGGCAGACGTAAGACCAAGGGACGAGTAGCAGCACATGACGAGAGAAACGCCACTCTCCAAAAAAGGCACCATTGGAGTATACTAAATGATCCGCAAGGACTTTAGTGGATATGGGCTAACCAACCTCGCAAGGGTTCGGGTACGGCTATCAAAGGACTCCGTCCTACGCTGTAATCTCAGGCTAGGCAAAAGACTATTTTTGTAGATACACTATATCCTGGACACATCGGGGCACTGAGGCCATGTGTTATACTGCACAGCAGTGAGATCGGAGGCTTCCGCATAGTGTATCTACTGAACGAGTTTCGACGCATTGATCAGGGACAGGCTAGACGCCGTTCCACAATGTGTTTTGTGTAACAGTTTTCGTGTTCCGACCCATTTGGAAGTAGGCGACTACTCCATTTCCGAGACTGTTACACTAAACTCATAGTTTAAATGATACACTAGTAGGCACCCAAGCGTCAGTAGGCGGTTTCTGCGGAATGAAAGGGGAGCCGGTGCGAATCCGGCATAGTGTATCTTTTAAACAATGTTTATCGCAGAGCGGATTGGTATCCCATCTAGGCTCATAACCTAGACTACGCAAGTTCGATTCTTGTCTCTGCAACCAATATTTAGGCCTTTATCATAATTGGTTAATGAGCAATCCTCATAAGATTGGATATCTCGGTTCGAGTCCGAGGGGGCCTACCAAAATAGTTCAAAGTGAAGCAAGGTTTAAACAGAAATTCTAGTACTTGCTTAAATGGTGGAAAAAGAAACACATAGTTGTTTGAAGGCAGCTGGGACCGTTAAATTCTTACTAGAAGATTGCTGATGCCAGCTTTGAACTAAATAACATTGTAGAAGGAGAACTGCAATGTTGTTTAGAAGAAGATCAAGAGAACTGCCTTGGATAACAGAAGGCAAAAAAGTCTGGGGACTTCACGAATCTAGAGACAACGCTGAGCTTACAGCTTGGTTGAAATCTGATGGCACGCGATTGGGCAATCCTTCGGAACTGCCATGGTGCGGTGACTACACAGAAACTGCAATCAAAAACAGTTTGCCCAACGAACCTTTTGATGGAAGATTAGGTGAAAATCCCTACTGGGCCAGAAATTGGTTGGAATTTGGCGAACCTACTCCGCCGGTATACGGAGCAATAATTGTGTTTTCAAGAGGCAACGGTGGTCATGTGGGTTTTGTGGTAGGCGAGGACAGCGACGATTACTATGTGTTGGGCGGTAACCAAAGCAACACAGTGAATGTGAGCAGAATCAGCAAAAGCAGATTGTTGGGAACTCGTTGGCCTAGCACTTATCGCAATCCCAGAAAACCTTTGCCCCGTATGAGCGCCAACAACATACCAAAGACCACAAACGAATTTTGATGTTGACAAAACACCGTGTCTAAATTATCATACGAGCATGCAACACTCGTATCAGCATAGGTTCGATCATTTTCGCGAAACAATCGAACAGTGGCACCAAGCGCATAGATCTACTTCTCCGGGCACTACTGCTCGTCTGAGAAAACGCTTCGAACACTATGAATACGAATATCACAAACACATAGCAGAATACAGAAAAACTAACAGGAAAAAATCTCTAGACACTGCACTGAAAACAGTTGACACAGCAGAAAAAGAGTTTAAGCTGTATGCAAGACTAGAGTTACTAGGCACACTGTCAAAATAAGGAAAAAGGCACATGAAACTATCTTTACGCAAAGCCAATGCTGTTCAAAACAGCATCAACGAGGCACTTCGAAATCTCAAGCTGGGCATGACGGTAACACTGAATGAGTTTGAGGATGTCAAAGGACAAATTCAAACAGCACGGGATCTTTTCTGGACAAACACAGAAACTCAACACCGGTTGATGATGGCGCTCTATGAGATTCGTGCCAAAGTTGCACAAGCAAATGCAGACTCGGGCATCAACGCGCATCTCACCAACGCTGCCTATCTTGAAAAACAGATTGCTCACTACACTATGTTGGTGGGGAAAGGTGTGCAACAGTCGCTTATGGTGCTCACTGGCCAGTTGAAAAAATTGGCTGGGAGCAAGGATGACCTTTACGGTCGCATGGCACAGGATGTCTCCACCAGCATCTTCACCGAAAACGAGATCAGTGACTTTCGCGCACGTGCAGCTGAACACAAGCGCGAAAAGCAGCGTGTGCAGGATCTACTGCTTGAACTGAACATCAAGACAGAAATCACGCTGACTGAGGAAACTGCCGAATTTCTCAAGAAAGAAGGCATCCTATAAGACAACGGTTCGTAGGGCCACCGCACGGATACCCAGTGTATCTGATTGAAAGGCTCTACCAGAGTAGGAGAAAGAAAGAGAACAAGCACCGAGTAAGCGGATCTTACACCGTCAAACGGCTCTTTATGCCGCATGTCATTGTGCTCCAGTCCTATAACATCCTTTACAGGTTTGCATATTGCTGACTGGATATAAGAGACGCTTGTGCACGTTGTAATTTGCATCTTGTTCCTTGCACATTGTCTGGCTTGCGACTCGCTTTCTTCTCTCTGTCCTAAATTTTATACATGTAGGTTAAGATGAGAAAACCTAGAAAATCAAGTGGTCCACGCCGTATCAAAGAAGCTGCAAAAAGAGCTACTAAATCAGGAATCAAAAGAAAAAGTTCCAAAAGAAGATAAATAGGTTAGTCAAAGGAGACGTGACCAATGGCCAAAAAAATTGTAGTACATACAACCGTTACATACTCAACCGAGTATGAAGTAAAAGAACTAAAGAAAGAATTTGGCATCACCACTAAAAAAGAACTGCTTGACTATGCCAAACAAAATTACGATGAAAACAACATCATAGACTTTGGTGCCAGGATACACGACCAATACGACGACGAAGAGAACATCAGAAAACCAAGACGAGGGATAGGTTCGTACTAAAAAACAGTTGACAGCACCAAAAAGACTGTATAACTGCAGACAACAGATAAATAAAACGGTAGACGCAACAAAAAGTTGTTGACACGCCAAACACCATATGCTATAACACTAGCACAAACAAAGGACAACATTGACATGCACGCAACTATTGCACATATGTTTATTACTAGCATTAGAAAATGCTGCGAGCGTGGCTATTGCTGCTCGGAGGGGTTTGGCGGCGGATGATGTGAACTTACACATATACCGTTCTAAACGCCCTCCAAGCAAAACGCTTAGGAGGGTTTTTTTATGAACCAAGTGGAGATGCGGAACGAGACTGCGAGTAACCACTATAAACAAACTCAAATGGGCGGCCTCGGTGATGGAAGCACTAGCTGAAAAACCCGAGAGATAAACAAATTCTATTTTCACATGCACTGTCCGCAACAGGTCTTGATGGGGTAGCTCGCGAGCAAGCCAAAGTGTAGGTGCAAGTCCTACCGCAGTGCAGTTGAAAATAGAATTGGTCGGTGGCCCGGATGGTAAGGGGGCAGATTGCAAATCTGAAGCACTGTAAAGTAGCGTGTTCGATTCACGCACCGACCTCCAAAAATATGGACGGGTGACCCGAGAGGCGAAGGGTCCGGACTTTTAATCCGGCTGCGAAAGCACATCGTGGGTTCGATTCCCACCCCGTTCACCAACATTGTCCTATAGCTCAATGGCAGAGCAAACGACTGATAATCGTTAGACGGAAGTTCGATTCTTCCTAGGACAACCAAAACACGGTTAGGTATCTTAAGAGGAAGAGAGCATCCCTCATAAGGATGAAAGTGCGATTTCGAGCATCGCCCTAACCACCAATATATGCGAAACGTTGTTACAGCAATGACAACGAAGTAGCAGAAAAGCGCCCCACATCGTGTGTGAGTGTGGTAGAGGTAGTAGTCAATTTGCTGATTGATTGCTTTGAACTGGCGGCGGTAAAATTCCGAATCGACGTCAAAAAATGGCCCCATCGTCTACGCTGGCTAGGATACCACTCTTTCAAAGTGGAGAAACGGGATCGACACCCGTTGGGGCTACATAGAGAGCATAATCTGTATAAATAGTAATGCCAATAAAACTAGGAATACAGATTATGTTCTATACAATTTATAAAGTAACAAACATTATCAATAAAAAAGTATATATAGGTAAGCATCAAACTAAAAATTTAGATGACGGCTATATGGGTTCCGGTAAACATCTCAAGAGAGCTATTGAAAAATATGGAATAGATAATTTTAAAAAAGAGATACTTTTTGTGTTCGATAACGAATCTGATATGAATGCCAAAGAAGCTAGTTTAGTTACTAAAGATTTTGTTAAAGAAAGCACAAACTACAATTTATGTCCAGGAGGACACGGAGGCTTTGGATATATTAATGAAAACGGCTTAGTTCCTCATAACGCAGAAATTAACAAAAAAATATCAGAAACTGCAAAAAGAAAAAAAATTATGCCCGGTGCTAAAAATAGAGAAGCAGTTTCTAATGCTCACAAACAGGGAAAAATTCGTTATGATACATTTACTGGTAAAAACCATACACCAGAATCTAAAGAAAAAATAAGCCTTGCTAAGAAAAATACTGGGACCGGAAAACAAAATTCGCAATATGGAACTATGTGGATAACAAACGGACAAGAAAATAAAAAAATAAAAAAAGAGTCTGTAATACCAGAAGGCTGGTATAAAGGATATAAAGTAAAATAAGGGGAGTGTTCCGGTCGGCGGTCTGTAACACCGTTGAGTATAAACAAGATCGGTCGGTTTCTCGAGTGGTTCGAATCCTCCACTCCTCACCAAAACACATGGAACTCTGGTGTAAGCGGTGCGCACACGAGTCTGAAAAACTCGAGGTTGGGGTTCGAGTCCCCGGGGTTCCACCAAACAAAACAGTTGACAACATTGTTTGTAGCTGTATAGTAACACTGCAAGCAACGAAAGGAAGCACAAGATGATTAAACGACCCAGTATCACTCCTCAAGCGGCATTTGAGCAGCTTCGTGCAAATCAGTTTGAGCCCGTCCAAACCAAAACCTGCGATCTCGCAATCGAGCCTGGCCAGGATCCTGTTATCGAGAATATGATTGCATTCGTAGACGGCGATGACCCTGACGGCTTCTGCAATATGTTTGCAGTTCATGAGCATGGACATCGTTGGACAGTAGTAGGTTGACTCGAGATGAATTTGAAAGAAAAGACGATGAAACGAAAACCCAAAGTGCGCAAAGAGCGTAATCCATTTGTAGCACATCTTGCTACTCGACGCTCCGGTGCGCACGGTAAAACTCGCAAGGCAGAACGCAGATCTGCCAAGATTTCTCTACAAACACAGATGGACCGGTAGCTCAGAGGCAGAGCAGGAGGCTTTTAACCTTCGTGTCGGGATTTCGAAATTCCCCCGGTTCACCAAAACATGGAGAAGGTAGCTCAGCAAGATCACCAATCTTGTAGATGGTCTGGGTAGAGCGGAAGAACTGGTAATTCTTCGCGTCGTTGGTTCGAATCCAACCCTCTCCACCAAATACTGGAAAGGTAGCTCAGAGACTTACTATGAACCACTGCAGGGTGACGTTTGTCGCGGTAGAGCGGGCACAGGGGTGTCGCGTCGGTAGTTCGATTCTATCCCTTTCCACCAAGTTATGGCCCTAATGGTTGCCTTGAATGCTGATGACTGCACTATATTCAGCAGCCTGTGCAGAGGTGGTGTGGGTTCGATTCCCACAAGGGTCACCAAAATCACACAGCCTTAGCTCAGTGGTAGAGCAGCACCTCGACACGGTGAAGGCGAAAGGTTCGAATCCTTTAGGCTGTACCAAAATCTGCGTCTGTATACCCTCACGCTACGAACGTGTAGAAAGGTTAACTGGACACATGTAGGTTCGACTCCTACCAGGCGCACCAAAATAAATCCTCCTGTAGTAAGAGAAATATAATGCGATACTAGACTGTTGACTTGCATGCAAAGATAGTATACAGTAGACATAGAAAGGAAACTTGAGATGAAAAACGAGCGCAAGTATCTGGTGTTTCTAGACATTGACGGTGTTTTCACCTCAAGCCGTGTTCACTATGCACATGCAGCAACCTACGGCATGTGGCACCGGTTTGATCCTGTTGCTGTTGACTTCATGAATCGGATTCATGATCGTTATCCTGCTGAGTTTGTGATAATGAGCACCTGGAAGAAGTTCATTGATGTCAAAAGCACTCAAATCGAACACTGGGTTCGTGCAGCATTTGGTAATTCAGGATTCCGGGGAGCGTTTGCAACACCTTGGAAAACCGACCCAGATGAACAATCGATACATCGCCGAGGCTTTGATCGCGGCGACGAAGTGAGAGAATATCTGGACACACATGCCACAGATGTTAGGGATTTCATCTTGTTTGACGACAATGCCTACAATTTCGAAACTGCATTGGGCAAGCGTAGATTGGTTCAAACCGATCCGGAAAACGGACTGCTATACAAGCACATGCGCAATGCTCAAAGCATCATGGGCCAATGGCATGAAAGATAGTCAGTGGCACAACGCACAGGAGAAACTGCGATGAAAATCAAAGCACCGGTTCAACCAACTATTCCAACCACAGGGCGAACAGGCCCACGACCAGGAGGATACTAGATCATGACCGACCTACTGACGAAAGTGAAAGATGCGCTAGAAGAACATGAATCCTTTTGGGATAGCCAAGGCACATGGATGGGCGGTGAAACCACGCCGCTAGAAGACCTAGCCCCCGACATGGCCCGTGCGCTAATTGCTGAGACCGAGCGTCGTGAGCGTATTGAGCGGGCTGCTCAGTGGGTTCTAGATAACCCCGTCGCTCATCCCGAAAACGTTCGGGCAGTGATCAGCAAAGCCATGGAGGAATAAGTGACTAGAACTATCTGGTTTCTAATTGGCATCGTTTGGACGGCTCTGTTGTTTCGAGAAATGTACCTTCTTACAGCAATGATATTTGCTGTAATTGTTTATCTTGACTTGATGCCAAACGATGACTGACTTTTTTCTATTGAGCGCCGGGACCTTGTGTGGAATTTTGGCCGTTATATCTTTTTGGATGCTGCCACACTCATGGAAAAAACAGAAAAAAATCAATCAAATTATCCGATTGATGAAAGCGGAGAGAAATGATGACTGAGAATGAAAACAAAACTTACTCGGTAAAGAACCGGGGCGACGGCATGAGCCTAAAAGATCGCTATGAAGAGTTCAAGGATACAAAGACTTTGTCTCCTTACTCAGAACATGGCCGAGGTGTTACAGGATGCGCCGGAGCCAATACAATCGCCAAAGATGAAAAAATCAACGAATCTCAAAGAGACTCTAATTTTGTAGTAGGAATCAAAACAGCAGGGGCGCTGGGTATAATTACAGCACCTTGTTTTTTGTTGGTGTTATCCGGATCGGGTATGGCCCCGGGTGAATTTTTAGCAGCCTGGGCAACTTTGACAGGCGGTGTCGCTGCGTTTGGTTTTGTGATGGGTTTGCTGCTAGGAGAGCCGTAAATAAAGCAAGGAAAACACAAATGAACAAATATGAAACATATAACGGGCTTCAAGACCCTATTCACTGTCTAGAGGACCTTAAAGGTAGAATTCTAACAAAAATAGTAGAAATTGATCGAGATGAGCTGCATTTTCATTTGACTGATAATCACTACCTAAGAATGTACCACAGACAAGATTGTTGTGAATCAGTATCAATTGAAGATATTGTGGGAGACCTAGATGACCTAGTCGGAACTCCTATCTTACTGGCAGAAGAAGCTGTTAGCAACGACGCAGAACCGATTGATGATTGGGAGGAATCTTATACATGGACCTACTATCGTTTTAGAACCATCAAAGGTTCGGTTGATATTCGATGGTATGGATACAGTAATGGATACTATTCGGAAAGTGTTGATATTGAAATTGTAGGTGCTGACTAACAGATTTACACTATGAGTCGCGTGTGGGCACTGGTCACCTACAACAGACTCTTAATCTGTCGTAAAAAGCTTTCTGGGTTCGATTCCCAGGCGGCTCACCAAATACCTCCTGACCCTGCAACGGTCTTCTAAACCGTCGTCTTAAACATGCAGGATGGAAGACAATGGGTTCAATTCCCTCAGGGGGTGCCAACAAAAGGAGATAAACATGTATATCATAGGATGGCGCAGCGGCGCAAAAACTACAGATGCTATTCAAGCAGTAAACCGCCACACCAACTTGAGTCTTGTAGAATCCAGGAGATTGATCGAAGATGCCGTAGAAGGTAAGCCTGTGACTCTCCCGGATGACTTTGTGTTGCGAGAAGACCTAGAAGATCTAGGATTCAAACTCGAATAAAATCATGCCGACTTAGCTTAATGGTTAAAGCACTAGGTTGTGGCCCTGGGGATTCCGTTTCGACTACGGGAGTCGGTACCATCTAATTTTGTATATCTGAAAGGAGAATATTATGTATGGAATAAAAGTGCCATTGGCAGTAGACGATTACGTATGGGTCCTTGACGATCCGGGTCGCCGCGATGATTTCTCAATAGAATCACCGAAACCGGTGCTATACGATACCAAACAAGAAGCACAAGAAGCAGCACGTATCTGGGGCCCGTTAGCACGAATCGAATTTTATGAAACAGTACAGATATGACATGGAGCAGAAAAAAGGTACATCTATTTCTAGATGTACCTTTTCTCTTGACTGCTCTATGTTTTAATGCTAGTGTAGTAGTATAAGTAAAACAGAGGATTATGTTATGACGGCGCGTTGCAAAGATGGCGTTTGGGTTGTTGCGGAATCGATCAAAGTCGATCACTGGAGTATGGATGGTGCTACTGTCGATGATATAAAAGCTGTGATTGATGACGCTGTAGCCGAAGCTCGAGAAAAGGGCATGGTAGGCGAAGGCAGGTTCAGCATTGAAACTGTAGATGATGGTTTTTATACTGAGTCGTGGACCACCGAAATCACCTACCATTTCGAACGTGCAGAAAATGAAAAAGAACGCGCTCAGCGGGAAGCTGCAGAAGCCAAACGCAAGGTAGCAAAACGCAAAGCCGCGGCTGAGAAACGCAAGTTGAAAAAAGATGCTGAGTATGCAGAGTACCGGCGCTTGAAAGCCAAATTTGGAGATGTGGAATAATGCTGATTGTGTTTGATATTGACGGAACACTGGCCAACATCGAGCATCGTCTCGACTATGTTCGGTGCAAGCCCAAGAACTGGGCTGCGTTTGATGCTGGGATCCCGAATGACGAGTTGAATGAGCCTGTTGCTGCCATTTTTTGGGCACTACAAGAACAAGAGATTCATGATATTGTTCTCGCAAGCGGTCGTAATGAGCGTAGTCGCCAAGCAACTGAGCATTGGTTGGCTCGAAATCTTCTTAGTGGATACCAAAAGCTCTACATGCGCAAGGCGGATGACTTCCGCGGTGATGACATTGTGAAGCAGGAAATCCTGGACGAAATCATCCGTGACTATGGCAAGAAGCCCGACATGGTGTTTGATGACAGGCCACGTGTTGTGCGTATGTGGCGTGATAACGGTATCTTTGTGTTCAATGTTTACCAAGGCGAGGAGGACTTTTGATGCCAACGTATCAAGATCTTGTAAATGCATTGTGCGATATTATGGATGGAATGCAAGACCATGATATCCAATCTGCAACGGGATTGTCAGATGAAGACTGCGATTTCATTGCGGACGTTCGTCGTGCGGTAATATCTTCATGGGACGTAAATGGTCCCCGCAACTATCGCTACCAAGGCGAGGAGGACTTTTGATGAACAAGTTTCCTAACAAAGTGATCGCCGAGGCTTACGAAAAAGCCAAGGGTAAGGTGTTTACTCAACTTACCCCTGACATGAGCTTTCGTGATGAAAAGGGGTGTGGTGACTACAATCATCACGCTCTGCAATGGCTGTATGATCGCGGTATTATGCAGCGTACCCTCAACCGGAAAAAGTTTATTTTCGAATATAGGATCGCAAAATGAACAAGGATCAACTCAGCACAGTTCTTGTTTGGTCAGCGCGCCTGATTGTTCTAGGTTGTGTTTTGGGCATAATCGTGTCTATAAGAGGCTGTACCAATGATATCACTTTTGTAGACTATTCTGGGTGGCAACACCAGTGTGAACTACAAGGTGGTGTGACGTACAGAGGATTGTGCATTGATGCCGATGCACTGATTGAACTTGAAGCTGCAGAGGAGCTCTTTGAATGATCAATACAGCAGGCGCTTATATTCTTGTGCTGATATTCCAATCTCATAACGAAGGCGGAATAACAGCAGTAGAAATGACCAACCGTGAATCATGCGAAGCTGCCATTGAGCAACTTCACCGTGAACTGATTTCGGATTTGCGAGCATATTGTATTGCAAAGGATGTTACACAATGAACGAACATTTCGCAAACCTTGTGTTCTTTCTGCTTTGGGCAGAGCGTCAAGATGCTAAACAAATGTATGGCGGTATTCGTATCGACCAAGCCATTGACTCGCTGGCCGCGATCATTGGCCGTGATCCCCAACAACTGAGAGAGTTGGTACAATGAAAAAGATTGAAACAGCACCAAGAGACGGAACTCTCATTTTAGGTATAGTTGAAATGAACAGTATAGTTTTGGCTAGAACCGCAAGGTGGTTTGAAACCGAGACAAACAAGTATAATCCAGATGGAGGATTTTGGATGTGTCCGAACGCAAAGACAGTTATAGGTCCGTTTACACACTGGATGGAAAATCCCAAACAACTGGTAGATTGATCTAATGTGGAAACTTATACTTGTTGTTCCCGCGGTTCTTTTTCTTGCTGGGTGCAAAGATACAGTAATTGAAGACAACAGTCCAAACCGTCACGAGCGAGAAAGTGCAATGGCTGCTTGTGTCGGTGTTGTACTTCATCATCATGTTCACGAAGCAGAAGAATCAATTCGCTTAGAATGTACACGAGCAATTTATGGAGGATATAACTAATGGAATGGCTAAACTGGAAAACCATACTAGCACTTGCCGTGCTTGTTGTGCCTCTCGCATACTGCGAAATGGATGCTCAACGTCAACGTAGTGCAGAAAAGATCGCTTGTATCGAACACGGTGGTGTTATGAACTTGAGAAATAACTGCGAGATTGAACAATGAAACTTCAAGTAAATAACAACTGGGAAAACTATGATTGGACACTAGATGGTTCGTTCGTTGATGTTCGCAACATCGACACTGTGACTATTGATGGCTGGGATTATAATGTTCGAGCTGTACGTAATAGAAACACCGTTTACGATCACGGCCATACGTACGACACTGAAACTTATGACCTTGAGATTGAGTCAGATATTGCAGACGTGCAAGTATGGGTAAGCCTATACAAGAATCCTGAACTTCTCGCCAAAGTAACTGATGTGAGCATGGTGGCGTAAATGATCACCGTCGGAATCGCATTTGCTCACGCATTTGGTACTAATCGAGACTTTCAGCCCACAATTCTTTATCTTGGTGCTCTAATTGTAGATAGTATCTTGTTTGAAGCCATAGCAAGGATGATAGTAGGATAATGACCTCATTATTCAAAGACTTCAAAACCGTATCATGAAACATATTATACATGTTAATAGGCAACATATTGCTATGAATGCCAGGGATAGCGGCAATCGACCTGTTTATACAATCAAAAGTGGTTCCAAAACACGATATGCACGTGAAGTGAACATTCTAGGGCCCAGCCGAATGGTGTACGATGGCACCCAACTAAAGTGCGGTGCACGAGCATGGATCGAAACCGACGCCGAGATCGAATTGATAGACGAAATGACTTTCAAAGAAGCACGCCTGGCAGTATAAAGGGTCACGGAGTTAATGGTTGACGAACTCGTAAAAGAAGTTATAGTGTTGGTAAGAAAACTGATTTAACTTTGGAACAACACAGGAGATATTTATGTCTAATCCCGTTTGCACTGTGATGGTGGGGTTGCCTGCTGCTGGCAAGAGCACTCTTGTTCACCGGGTTCTCGAGACTTATCCTGATGCGTTCGTTTACAGCATCGATGAGGTGATCGAACGCTGTGCAGCGCAGAACAATTTCACCTACGACCAAGCGTGGCCTGAATTTGCTGCTTATGCTACTAAACTCATGAATGAAAAACTCGCTATTGCTATTCGTTCCAAACAGGATATCATCTGGGATCAAACCAATCTGGGGCTGAAAAAGCGCCGCAAGATCATCAACCGCGCGAAGCAGGCGGGCTATACTGTGGTGTGCGAGAGCATTGCGGTGCCCAAAACTGTGGAAGACATTGCTGAGTGGAATCGGCGCTTGCACAGTCGAGAGGGCAAGACTCTGCCCGAGCCGGTTATTCACGACATGGTGCAACGCTATGTTGCGCCCACTGCGGAGGAAGGCTTTGCACACATCACCGAGTGGGATATTCACGGAAACCTTTTGACAATGGAGATCATTAATGAGTAAAGATATTTGGGTCGTGTCAGACACACTTTAGGCACAAGAATATCCTGAACTTCTCACCAAAGTAACCGATGCGAGAATGGTGGAATAATAGAAATTAAAAATCTATAAACACAAGAGTGTTTCTACGCTTCATTATATTTTCTAAATGAAGATCGGGCTCATTTTTAGAATTGTTTATAAACTTTATTAGTGTATATAACTCGGGGTTATTCTCTTGAATCCATTTTGCATTATTAGGTTCAAACAGGTCCCAAACACTGTTTTGGTCAGATGGCAAGTATTGAGAAAAAATTGGATCTGTTTCGCTACTAATAGGAGCCAGTCTTTCCATTCTTGCTATGTAAACTGAAGACCCGGGTTTAATTTTAACAGGCTTACCCCTAAGTTTAGGAACATGAGGATTAGATTGATTGTTTATAATAAATTTTAAAAAATCTACACTATTACCCCAAGGAATAAAAAGTTTAATTACGTAGCTTTTATTTGTATTAGCAAAAACCAAAGCTTCATACCCTTTACCGATTAAATTCCAACCTAAAGATTCTAATCTAGAAACGATAGGATCTACACTATTTTTACTATAAGCTGTATATCCTTCGTCAGGGTCTGAGTCCATGTCAACTGCTGCTTGATAAGCGGTGTCTTTTTTAAAACCAATTAATTCATTTATTTTCATAGTAATATTTATTTAAATAAATATTTTCGTAAAAAATTTAAGCCTCTGTAGCTCAACTAAATAGAGTATCGGATTAAATCCGAGGGTTGTGTGTTCGAATCTCTCCAGCGACACCAACGCTTTTAGGCGCCCCAGGACGTCTTTTCTCTTGACTGCACCAGTGATTTCTCCTATACTGTTAGGGAAACTTTAGAGAGGCAACTATGAAAGATATCTGGGTTATCAGTGATACTCATTTTAGACACAGCAAGATTCTATCCTTCACCGATAGTAGTACCGGCGAGCTCATTCGTCCAGGGTTTGCAGATGTAGACGAGATGGATGAACATATGATTGAGCGCTGGAACTCGGTAGTCAAACCAGGTGATATTGTTTATCATCTTGGTGATGTCGTAATGGGCGACAAGGAATGGTTCAAACAGAATTGGCCTCGACTGAACGGCGGCAAACGACTGATTGTCGGAAACCACGACGACATCAAGTTTCTTACCAGCGGAGGATTTTTCTCCAAAGTTCTAATGTGGAGAATGTTCCCTGAGTTTGGCTTGCTGTTTAGCCATGTTCCACTGCATCCTAGCAGTCTGTTACGCTATGTGGATCGAGATGCAAAATGGCCCGATGGTCACGATACTCTAGTAAATGTTCATGGTCACATCCATCAAAATCCAAGTCCGGAAGGACCTTATCGCAATGTCAGTGTAGAAGCCATTGACTATACTCCCGTCAACATCGAAGAACTGAGGATCAAATAATGGAAATCTTACTTCACTATGTACTGCCCAATGTTGTGCTTTTCGGCACTCTGTATGTGATTGGTAAAGCTTTTGAAAACACTGTTTGGCTTATGATCGAAAAGTGGGATGAAGTAGAAAAAAATCTTTATAATCGATAATAGCAATTTAGAAACATCAAAGGAGAGTAAAAATGCTAGCACCGATGCTTGTTATCTACATCATGTGTATGCCCATGGGCTATATCGTAGGTAAGAATTTTGTAGAAAAACGAGTCTCAAAATGGGAGGACACCATCGACCAAGAAACCGAAAGAAGTAATTATGCGTTTGTTCCGATCGCAACGGCGCTGTTGCTGCCAATGGCTGCAATCTTAGCGATCTCTCAAATCTTAGAAGACAGCTAATCAACCGACCAAACAGAAAGGAAAGCTAAATGAGTGAATCTGGTCTTATTATTTCAGCGATTGCGGGAGTAGCACTGCTCACAACTGGCATCAATGCTGCATACATCGTTGACGAGGGCCGAGTGGCGGTCATCACCAACATGGGTCAAGCTGTGCGTCAGGAAACGCCTGCAGGGCTTCAGTGGAAAACGCCGTTCGTACAGGGCGTAAACGAGTTTGATGTTCGTGAGCGTGCAATGGTTGGAACATTTACTGCAACAACCAGCAACCAGCTGAGCAGCAATGTTTCCTGGAGCATGAACTGGCGTCCGGATCCCAGCCGTATCATGGAGATCTTCATCGATTACGGTTCTCCGGATGAGTTTGCCAACAACACCATTCTGCCCAGGCTGAACCAGGCACTGAAGGCAGCTATTGGTCAGCACAACGCGATTGAGCTTGCTCAAGAACGAAATGTAGTTGCAGAGACCATGTTGGAAACGGCACTGTCCAACCTCGAAGGCTTGCCCATTATCATCACGTCTATTCAGCTTGATGATTACTCGCTGCCTGAACGCTACTGGAACGCAGTGCTAGCACGTGAAGAACAGCGTGAAGTAACCGAACGCGAACGACTGTTCCTGGAACAACAGGAATTGCAGGCTCAACAGTCTGTGCAAACTGCGGCAGCAGAAGCTGATGCAACACGCGAGCGTGCCGCGGCTCAAGCGGAAGCAACTGTTCTACAAGCAGAAGCTGATGCACGTGCGACGCTGTTGCGTGCAGAAGCAGAGGCCGAGGGAATTGAATCAATCCAAGATGCAATCTCCGGTAATCCGCTGTTCATCGACTACAGTCTGGCACAGCGTTGGGATGGAGTATTGCCTACTCAGATGATTCCGGGATCGGCTGTACCATTTGTTGACGTCAACCGCGACTGACACAATTGCGAAAACACCGGCAGCGGATACGCTGCCGGTTCTTTCAACCAGTTAGGAACATACATCATGACTACTTTTGATTTCCAGGACGGCAATGGTCCTGTCCCTGCTCACCAGCATCCTAATGGTGGTGGCTGGGTAGCAGACACTGCTCGTGTGGCAGGCACCGCCTATGTCGGGCCTGATGCTCAGGTCTACGGTCGTGCTCGGGTCTCCGGCACGACTCAGGTCTCCGGCAATGCTCTGGTCTTCGGAAATGCTCGGGTCTTCGGCTATGCTGAGGTCTACAACAATGCTCAGGTCTTCGGCACGGCTCATGTCTTCGGCAGTGCTCGGGTCTCCGGCTATGCTCAGGTCTTCGGAAATGCTCGGGTCAAAAGGGGTAAATATGCAACCACACCTTTGTCTATTACTCGCAGTGATGGATATACTTTCACTTTGCAATCTGATGGATCGATTATCGCAGGTTGCCATGACTTTACGTCAAAAGAAGCTGATGCACATTGGGGCGATCTCAATCATCACATGCATCAAGAAAGCTGGGCCATTGTTCAAGCTCTGCGAGCAATCAGTTTAGCAAGAGATTGATGTACCAGTTGACGACGGTCTATGCTTGTGCTATAGTATCAGCATAGATACACCCAAAGAGCGCTGAGATGTATGACACTCGAAATGACCGAACACAGGGTCGCCAAAAAATGGTCGATCATTGGTTTGAAAGGTTTGTCGACAACGAACTTTACGAACAATCTGAATATCATAACTTTTGTAACCGTGTAAAAGGTCTAACTTATCTTCAAATCGAACGTATCTTTAAACAAGAAATGAGAATATAATGCATTACACATTCCCTGAAATCCGTCACATCAGCGACGTGCTTCCTCACATCGAAGGACGTGAAGAATTCGTTGTGGCAGAGCGTGACTTCGGTACTGTTATCAATTACGTTGTGGCCATGGCAGATACGTTTGACATGACGGGCCCTGATGATCTCGGTGGTGCCATTCGACGGGAATGCAGGGGTATCATCTTCGACCGTGATGGAGTCATCATGAGTCGCCCTTTCCACAAATTTTTCAATGTCAATGAACGGGCTGAGACTCAGACTCACGAGATTGATATGTCGCAGCCGCATATTATCATGGAAAAAATGGATGGATCAATGATTCGTCCCATTCTTGTCGATGGTTACTTGCGTCTTGCTACCAAGATGGGCGTGACTAACGTTGCTATGCAAGCAGAAGAATGGCTTGCTGCTCAAGACCCTTCGTTGAAAGCATGGTTGCATGAGATGGTTGAGGGTGGAATTACTCCGCTGTTCGAGTGGGTAAGTCCATTCAATCAGATCGTGTTGGCATACGAAGAGCCGGACCTTGTGTATCTTGGTAGTCGTGAGACTGTGTCTGGTAAATACTTTTTTGATTATGTCGAAGAGGTTGATCCGCCATTCACTAAGGTTCCTCGCTACGGTTCAATGCAGGGTAATATCATCGACTACATCTCTCGGCAGCGTGAAGCAGAGGGTCGTGAAGGTGACATCATCGCATTTGCAGACGGCCATCGCCTGAAGGTCAAGAATGATTGGTACGTGCGTATCCACAAATGCATTGATCGTATCACCTTTGATCGTAACATCGTTGATCTCATCATCAATGAAGAGGTGGATGATGTGATTCCGACTCTACCTGCCGCTCAAGTTGATCGCATTCGTGATTTTGAACGGCGCTTCTGGAAGGCTTTCAAAACCAAGGAAGACATGCTCTTGGCAGATCGTGACATCTGTTCGCAGTTGTACAAAGATGATCGCAAGCGTATTGCTTTGGAATACGTTCCAACTCTACCAAACAAGGCGGACGCTCAGTTCATCTTTCGTCAACTTGACGGGCATGATCTTCGTGATCTAATGTTGAAACACATCGAGAAGAACATCAGCACCAATGTCAAGTGGGATGCATGTGCTGCTTGGATGGGCATGTAAACCGTTGAAAACGCAGGAATCATAGTTCTTGCGTTTTCGCTAGTCTGTGCTATATTAGTAATGTAGAACACATACGGAGAAATCGAATGAAAATTATCGACACAATCAAATGGCTGTGGGACCCTCGCACAGATGAACAAAAAGCCTATGAGGAGTGGGACCGAAATACTCCTCTACAGTGCCGCACACAAGAATTGCATGTGTTCATCAAAGGGGAGGTCGATGAACCGTTTGTGGTTGAGTATATGGCAAAAGATTGGATGCTAGGTACTGGCGAACCGGTTCGTTGGGCAAGCAACATTGATTCTTTCAGAGACGAACTAATTAGATGGATATCTCGCTGTGGAACTCAGGGCATCATTGTCGATGGTGTTTGGTACAGTCCAGCCATGATTGAACGTATTGAAATGGGTGAAAGCCGGCTTGAGGCGATTTGATAGAAGAACCGAAGGCGATTTTGCGGAGGAAGCACAATGAAACGCAAGTTTAGTCAAAATCTTATTTGGAAAGCTATGGACTTTGTTCGTGCTGCTCGAGAAGAACTCGGCGACGAACTAGGCGATGAACGAATCGAGCGTATGTTTGATGCGTTTGATCCAAGCCTGCAACGACAAATCTTTATGGAAATGCTGATGGGTCATAGTGGTGGCGTCCTGCGTGTAAAGAGAATCAGTAATGCGGGCAACGGTAGCAAGATTTCTGCTATCAAAGCCATTCGCAGTGTTACACGATTTGGTCTCAAAGAAGCAAAAGATGTAGCCGATGCTGCTGACCAAAATATTGGTGTCATCGACGGCACTTGGAGCGTCGAACACTATAACCAACTGAGACGAGAATTAGCCGGCACCGGTTATGATTTGGTATAAACTGCATCATCTACTGAAGACCTAATAAGAGAAATCACATGGAAATTCTTGCTTTCGTCGTTGTCTTCATCATCTGCTGGTGGCTCGGCTGGTGGCTCGGTGGTGTAATTATCAAGGCATGGACTGATCTGTTCAAATAATTCTAGACTTTTCAAAAAAGTTGTTGTAAAATATTACACAAGGAGATTGAATTAAATGAGACGTAAAATGCCAGTTAAAGCAGAAATTGAAGAATACTCAAAGCGTGTTATTCAACGTTATGCATATTTTCCTAAAGTTCTTGGTGACAACTACTTTGTATGGTTAGAAAAATACTATGTTAAACAAACATACTATATTATACGCAGGAAAGGTCAGTGGTATGACAACGAAACTTGGAGCGAATCTACAGAACAAAGTAAATTTTTAAAATCAATCAAGTATAGTGAAGAGTGCAGCGAACAGTATAATAGAAACGTATAGTTTAACGAATGAATTACAATAACGACCCTAATTGCTATGTAGTGTCTGACTATACAGCCACTGGTGAAGGCCGTACTGTAATGATATTGATTACACGTGCCAGGCCGCGCCGAGATGATTATCAAATAGAGCCCAGCTTCACTGAACAAGGTTACAATCCTGGCGTAGAAAAAAACACACCCCAGATCCGTGCGCTGAGAGAGTTTGCCGAACAGTTTGACGGATTCTATGCTCGGGGTGCAGAAGTACTGGATCGCAATGAGTTTTTTCATAGGTTCGGTAATCATGTACCAGAATATCTCTATAAAATGACTGACCCCGACAGCGAAGATTTGCCGCCGGGTTTTCATTACACATCGCAAATTTACCTGAACTTT